TCTTACGTTTTGAGAACCATCAAGATCAGCCATATCTAAAACTTTTACCTCGTTGTGATCGCTTAATAGACCAGTACCAAAGAATAAGTTAGATTTTTCTGCTGCTACTGCGTAGTTAGATGGTAAACCTTGAGCCATTACAACAGGAACTCCATCAAATTGAAGACCTTGTCCCATGTTATACCATTGCGTACCTTTATTATCAGTACCATTAGCTCCTAAACCTGCTGAACCAAATCCACCTAATGCTCTAATGTAGTTTCTATACATATTTGGCGCTAAGTAAATAGTTAAGTCATCAGCTCCATATACAGCTGTTGGTACAGCATCAAGAATTTTACCGATTTCTTCCACTGCGTTTGCAGCTGTAGACGCCGTACCTGTTACGTCATTTACGTCTGTATCTGCTCCTAGTGTAGTTACAAAACCATCGAATTGTCCATCAGTTGCATTGGTTCCATTCCAAATTGAAGTTTCAATTGAAGAAGCAACTTTTGCTGCAACGTGACCAATTAACCAGTCAGCGAATTTTGGTGGTAAATCTTGGTTGATGTAACTATACCCCATTTGTACAGCTTCCCAGTCAGCAACGTAGTCTTTTTTACAAAGCTCTAAGTTTACTTGGAACTCTTCTGGAGTTAAAATTCTTTCAGTTAAAGTTAAAGCGTCAGCCTGACCTGAAAAGTCACAAGCTGCATTTTTAACGATACCAGTAGAAGCAACTTTTTTCATCACTTCCGCTTTTTTCACATTTGGCTTAATCGTAATTAAGTTTTGTGATAATGTATTTCCGCTTAATAACGCGGCACTAACGTACTTACCGGCAAACTCTCCGTTATAAGTAGTAGTGATAGATGTAGTACTATTTGCCATTTTTAATTAATATTAGTTAAAATTTGAAATTGTGTTCATTACTCTATCTAAAACACCTAATTGTCTGTTTTGTGCATAGAGATTTAATTCAGTCTTATCTTCTGTTTCTGGGTTATGTTTAACCTTTTCAACTTCTGATAATTCTTCTTTTGTTTCTTCAGAAGACATTTCTTCTTCTTTTTTACCGTAACCAAGTTCCTCGATCATAGTAACAATATCTTCTACAGCCTTTTTTACTTCAGCTAGTTCTTCTTTAGTTGCATATTCTGCCGCTGCCTCAACTTCTTCAGTCTCTTCAGCTTCAGCTGCTCCTATAGAAGCAATTATTCCTTCTTCTTCAATAGTCAATTTTTGACCATCTGCCAAAGAATATTCCCCAATTGGTAACGCTACTCTTTCGTCTTCTGTAACGATAAAAATTTCGTTACCAGCTTCGAAAGCTTCTGCCTCAACAATTGTTCCGTTCTCAAGTTCCATAGTTGCTAATTCAACTTTGTCTTGAGTTTCCTCTACTTGTTCCTCTGATAAAGTTTCTTGTACTTCTTCTGACTCTTGAGATTTTAATTGAGTTTCCTCAATGTTTTCCTCTTGAGTTTCTTCAGAAAGAACAACTTCAGCTTTAACGTCCATACCAAGTAGATCTTTTACTTGTTTTAACATTTCTGTTGCTTTCATACTATAAAAATTAAATTACTTATTGTTTGTTATATTTTCTATTAAGCTTTTTTCTGAATTATAAACCACTCAGAACCATTAGACCATACTGTAATACCTTCATATTCTTTATTAATCTCATAATAATCAGTACTACCATCTAAAGTATCACTACCTTGTGGTGTTAAATGAGATCTTGTACTTGTAGAATATGTTGTATCTGTAATAATTCTTAAAAGTCTATTTTGATGACTTGATGCCACTGGTAAACTTAATGTCATTTGACCTGTATCTCCAGACCATGTTAATACTAATAATTCTACATCATCATATGTTGAACTATCTAAATCTACATTCACAGTTGCTTGACATGTTAAACTAGTAGGAATTAATGTTCTTCTTACATCATCACCTATATTAGTTATTAATGTTGTTTGTAAAGTAGATAAAGTTGTTTGTTTAGTCTCACCACTTTGTACTACAGCAAATTTATCGGTTGTATTTAATGAACTTGCTTCGTTTAATTGTGATATTTTTTTATTTGCCATCTTATAATTCTATTAAATCGTTATTCTCTTGTAATAAATAATCTCCATTTTCTTGTAATAAATATCCAATAGGTCCTGTTATACCACCTATTCCTTGTGTCATGTAATCGGTTTCATCACAACAATCTATTGAATAAGTATCTGAGTCCCTACATAGACAAGCTCTTTTTCCTGGACCTGGAACATTATATTTTGGTCTAAATCTTCTCATTTTTTAATAGGTACACAATTTGGAACTTTTTTACCATTTTTTTCTTTCCATCCTATCATTTCATAACCATCCCAACAAGGTTTTTTTAAATCTTCTAATTCTTCTAAAGATCTTAATTTGCTTTCCGCCCATGACTTAGCAGATTTTCCACCCCATAATAAATAAGAAATATAACCACATGCTTCTGTGTCTCCTGATTCGTAATAAACTTCCGCGCGTGATAAATAACTATACATTCGTTTTATAGTTTCTACACTAAGCTTTTCCTTTTTTGCTAATTGTTGAGCTCTTACCTTACCAACTTGCGTTGCACATTTATTACCAACCTTTTTATTTAGTTCTATTCCTCTTTTAGCATTATTACTAACTGAATCAGGATAATCATTATACGTTTCTAATTCGATGTTTTTACCTGATTTATATCTTTTATCCTTTTTAATAATTGCTTTTACTGAACTTAATATTTCTTTTGCTTCTTCTTCTTCTATCCACTCAAGTTCACTTGATAACTTATTTGGTTCATTTGGTCTTTCTAATTTATCTGCAAAATAACCTTCTATTGAAAAACCTTTGACTTTTCCAGTTTTAACATAATCATTCCAAACTTGATCATTTTCTACTTTCATAGAAACCATCCAAGTACCTATAGGAACTTCCATGTTATATAATCTAGTTTTATCTTGGTCACCTTCTACTATCCATGACTCAACTACAGTTAGTCCATTTAATGGTAACTCATGTTCTAAAGTTGATCTATGTTGTTTAGCTCTTTTTAAAAATAATTCACTAGCTTTTCTAACTGTATTTCTTGAGAAATATATATAATACTCTTTTTCTTCGTTTTTTCTATATATAGGTTTATTAGGAATTAATGCTGGTCCTAATAATAATCTTTTTTCTGCATCAAGTTCTGCTAATTTAAATTCTTGATTTTTTAAATAAACAAAATCTTCTTGAATTGCAGGGTTCTCAACGATACTTATTGCATCAATACCTGATACATCGTCTTCTTCGTCAATAAATAATTCAACTATATCCATATTACTATAATATTGTTTTTAATATTTTGTTTTAATTTCCTATTGCTGCTTGTGTAGCAGTTTTTCTATCTAAAGCTTGTTGACTACTAATATCTGTACTAACAACGTATGCTCTTATTGGTTTTTGTTGAGCTGTTGCTATTGTTTGAGCTAACTGACTTTCTTGTGTTGCTCCAACTACATTAAATGATGGTGGAGTACTTAATGCTACTGCTGGTGTTGCTCCTCCTGGTACTGGTTTAGCAAAACTTGGTGGCGCAGGATCTTTAGTTGATGTTATTTTTCTAATATTAGCAAAACCTGCAGCAATTACTGAAGCTGCACCTACAAAACCAAATATTCCACCTTGACCTAAAGCTTTAGTAGCACCTGCATATGTATCTATTATTGATTGTGCTATTGCTATAGCTTTTCCAAACTTTGAATTTTCACCTACTAAACTAGCTAATGAACCTAAAGCTCCTGTTATAGCAGATACTTTAGCGTCTGCAATTTCTTTATCTAATTTCTTTTGATTTGTAGCACTTTCAGCATTAAATTTATTTAACTCGTTAGTTGCATCAATAAACTCTTGTGTTCCTTCTTTATAACTTGCTTTTTTAGCTTCTAAAGTTTGTTTAGTTAATGCTTGTTCTTGTAAAGCTACTTCTTTTAATTTTTCTAATCTTTGAACTTCATTATCTATTAATTCTGCTTCACCTTGAGCAATAATATTTTGAGTTTCTATTATTCCTTGTTGTTCCGATGTTTTTAATTCAATTAATTCCTTTTCAAGTGCTGCTTGATTAGTTAATTGCTCTGATCTAAATCCTGCTACTCTAGCTTCTACTGCTGCAAGTTCATTTTGTGCATTTATTAACTCTACTTGAGCATCTACATTGTTTTCATCTAACGCTAATTTTGCTTTGGCAGCATCTATTGCTATTTGAGCATTTTCCATCATTTTCTCTTCTTGCTCATTAAGTATTCTAGCTAATTCTTCATTAGCTGCTATTCTTGATTCAACAGATTCTCTTGTGTCATCTCTTAATTGTCTTTGTAATTCAGCCTCTCTGTCATATTGTTCAATTAATCCTTGATTGGTTGCTTGTGCTATCTTGTATTTCTTATCTAATTCAACAATATTTTTAGATTCTTCAATTAACTCACTTACATAATCAGATACTGATTCACTTAAGTCGTCTATTATTTCTTTACCACCTTCTTGTGCTTTGTTAAATTCAATTTGTGCTAATGTTACATCAGCTACTGCACCCGCAAAATCTAAAGCTAATACTTTTATTGCTGCTCTTCCTAAATAACCTAATGCTTCTATACTATCTATAATAGGTTGCTTTACTGAATCTATTATTGCTGCTCCAAAGCTTTTAATGTTTTCAATACCTGATGTTAAAAATTTAAATAAATCATTAAATGCAAGTTTTAATCCTGTAGTAGCTGTAGCAAAAGTATCTACAACTTTTTGATTAGATTTAAAAGTTTCTTTAAGTATATTTAAGACTGCATCAAAAGCTTTTGCTGCTCCAACACCTTTTAGTATATTATTAAAACTAAATAAAGACTTTCCAGCTGCTTTAGCTCCATCTTGAATTCCTTTTAATCCTACACCTACTTCTTGAATATTCTTTTCAGCACCTGATACGTCTGTTGATATTTTTATTACTACTTCTTGTGCCATTAGTTATTGTTTTTAAATCTTTGGTATGCTTCTTTTAATGTCTCTGCCATTTTATTTTTACCTAAAGCAACATCTATAAACTCACCTTTTAGGTTATTTTCTCTTGCGATTCTTAATAATTCTAATATATCTCCTAACATGTTGCTTCTAATACTTTCTTATAATAATAATAATTACAATGCGTTTTTGTTATATCCAAATTACATGATGGATATTCGTTTTGCCAGTCTGATTTCCTAAAAAAACCAGTGTGATTATCTAAGACTCCTGCATTATGTAAAATAGCTTTACCTTCCATTGTTTCTAACTTATCTGTTGACCACGCAAAGTCTAATCGCTTTGTAATTTCTGTTTTTATTCCTCTTTTCCAAAATTGCCATAAAGTAGCCCACATCTCAGCTGTCCAAGCTTGTATTGGATATGTGTCTTTGTACTTTTCTTTATGCTCATTATTATATCTTCTCATTTCTCTATAAAGTGCATTAGAAGTCACGTAAACACTTTTCCAAAAATCACTATCTGTACCTGTAAATACATATTGAGCACCACCTGATGAATCTTTTTTATTTTCTATAATTCTTTTATCTATTTTAGCAGTATCAGCCATAATATTTAATATTTCCTCTCCTTTTGAAGCTATATAATCATATCCTATATAAGATTTTGTATCTGAAAGCCAAACTCTATCTTTAGTAAATGGTCCAAGTGGTTTTAATAGTATTGTATCTGCATCTGCATAATAATATTGTTCTCCTTGTGTACATTTACAGCTTCCAAAATATTTACTCATTAAATATGGTTTAACCGCTGGTGCATATACTTCTGGTTTATATGGATAACTTATAAAGCTTACATATTTATATTTTGATCTTAGTTTATCAAATTTATATTCACCTGTATTACCTAAAAGAACTATAATGTCAAATGGACTAACATCGTTTTTTAAATACGAATTAATCATAGTGTCTACCTGCCACTCATAATATTTTATTTCTGGTTGAGCTGATATATATTTCATATTATGCACATCCTGGACAACTTGTTGGTCCTGTTAATGTTGTACCATTCCAATAATAGTATTCCCCAAAGTTTGATGTATACCAAGAAGCTGTAGATCTAATTGTTGTACAATTTACATCATCATAAATAATACTAGCAGTAGAAATATTATTACTATTCATATAAGTTGTAGTTGTTTTAGTTGTAGTACAACAAACATCTTGTGCATCTGTTATAGATCTATATAAAGTTTGACTTCCACAAACTACAGTTGTTGTAGTAGTTGTCGTTGTAGTAGTCGTACAAGAACCAGTTATTTCTCCATATGATGTAGGATCTGCTACATAATCAGTACCAATAATATCATAACAATTAGCTCCATCAGTAGATATAGTAATATCTGTATTACCTACTTGATAATTACCATCTAATTGCACATAAGTTGTTTGAGTGTCGCTTTGTCTTTCTACTACAAATACATTATCATCTGGAGTTACAGTTGGACATCCAGTTTCTCCTGTATCTGTTACATTTCCTACGCTTGGGAAGTTTTCTGTTACTTGACCTGTTACTCTATATGTAGCTCCTGTAGAATCTGTTACTCTTGCGTTAGGTGAAAAACTTGCTCCAAGTGCTCCTGTGTCTTGTGCAGATCTATATACTTTACCTGCATTTGGTTCCTCACATTTTGTTAACTCCCAATAATATGTACCTGTACATTCTGCACAACTTCCATACCAAGTATAATCTCTAACTAAATTATCTGAAGCATCACAGCTTTTTGCATCTATCCAAGGATCACTTTGTGAACCTGTTACTGAAACTGGATTAGAATAACAATCTCCATTATACTCTACTGTATCTGGAAAATTATCTACATCACTACCAAAAGTAATAACTGCATCTAAACCTCCAGTAGCACAATCACCATATCTTCTCCATACATATAAAGTTGGTTTAGTTGGAGCTACACATTCAGGTTCTGGTCTCACTGGACAATCACCTACATTTTCCCATACTTGTAAGCTTGAAGGTTCATAATATCTATAAATACTTCCATTTGTATAAAACCCTTCAGGAGCTCTATTTGGTGTGCCTATATTTGCAGCACTTGTATACATGTGATCTGCAGAAGTTGCAGATATTAAGGTTCTATTATTATCAAAATAATAGTAACCTCCTACACCACCTTCATCACAATAGTTAGTTAATGGATTAAATCCAGTACCTAAATAAAATAAATAATTTGCGTCTATACAATTTATACATACACTAAAGCTTGAACCATTCCAATATCTTCTTTTAGTATTATCTGAATCTAATGAGTAATATCCTGCTGCTGCATATGATACCGTACATGTTCCTGTTGTAGTAGGCCCTACATAATTCCATAATTCTGTTGCTGCACAGAAATTAGCTTGTGTTACAGGATCATTTCCTTGTGGGTCTATATAGTAAAAGTTTTTACTCTGGTGATTTTCACAAACATCATTTGATGTTGAATATCTTAAATAAGCTACACTTTTAGTTTCTAAACAAGTATCTACTAAAGGTTCTGTTTGTGTACATATTGTACATCCTGTTCCTCCAGGTGCTCCTACTGTTACACCATTATTTGTAGCCCAATCAGTTTCAAAAGCTGTAGAACTAGCATAATAACATTGACCATCTAATTCTATATAAGAACCAGTTGATGTAGTTCCAACAGTATATATGTCTCTTGATCTAATATATCTTGTTTGTCCCGCTACCGTTGTGTCAGGACAGCCTGTTACTATGTAATAATTATAAACTATTAATTGAATAGTTGCAGAAGTAAAGTCTGTTGTTACTGTTTGGCTCGTTGTATAAGTTCCACTCGCATTATTTACTGTAGGTGGATTTCCTACCCATTCATAACCACTATTTAATTGTATTTGAGTTGAGAAAACAAATACTGTACCTGCATTTTGTGTTTTAGTGTCTCCAGTTTGGTTTCCTGTTAAAGTAAATCCTAAAGAAGCTGGTGAATAACCTGATGCAGTAATATTAGAAGTGTCTACATTTAAAGTTAAAGTAATTAATGTTTCATCAATAAATTCTATTTCATGTACATCTTGAACAGTAGTAGTTCCATCTGAAGCTGTTACTCTATACCAATAACTTCCTTCACTAGATTCATTAGCGTCATAATAACTTAACGTTTCTCCTGATTCATCTGAATAAGTAGAACCACCATCAGTAGACCTAGCCCATTGATAACTTGTAGGTGTAAATCCTGTAGCTGTTGTGCTTAATCTATAATCTGTATTTAATGAACCAATAGTTGTACCATATATTGTAATATATTTATCTGTAAACTGAACTGAACCATTTAATGTAGTATCTACAACTAAATTAGTAGTTCCTACCGTTCCTTGTGCATTTACAATAGTTGGTCCTGATACAAATTCATATCCAGAGTTTGGTGTAACAAATGTTTGGAATGAATAAGTATCTCCTTGTTGTAAAAATAATTGTTTACCATCTTGGTCTCCTGATATAAAGTATCCTGCTGTAGGTCCTTGAATATTATTAACTATATTTAATTCTATAGTGTATAATTTAGGAGTCCATAAAATAGTGTGAGTATCATCAAATTCTGCAGCATCATCATCATCTGTAGCCACACAAGTATAAGTTACGTTTCCAGTAGTAGAACTTGTTACATCTACACTTTGAGTT